ATCTCTCTAAGTTGACTCACCATGTCTTTTAGATCGGCGAATGTTGTCCAGCCAAAATGCAGGTCAGGCAATGGGATGACTAAGTTGCGATCGCCCGATTTCTTCATGCCGTAATTGACCGGAATGATTTTGTCGTTGAACGCTTCAGCCATTTCATTTATCGATAAGCCTTGTTTCGGCTTTACGCGAATATGAATGCTATACTGCGGAACTGTGCCGTCTTCGGTACTATGCTGCTCATACACTTTGTAGTCGCCTAAGACCATCTTGAACTTATCAGGATCGTATCCACACAACTCCATCAAAGTTCGTGGGTCTTTATTTGGCTCATGCTTGAGTCTCATTAAGGCAGTGACTGTTTGGCTACCATCAGCATTAAGAGCGACTTTTCTGTCAGCGGATGGCGTCTCCCTATTTGTGCCATCTGAATCGTAATCGTTCTTTAGTGGTTTTTGGAACTCGATGCCAAGCCGTCTTGCTTTGCCTTGAAGAGCATCATAGCTAATTCCTAGCTTGTCTGCCGTCTCGCGTCTGGTAAATCCTTCAGAGGCGAGCTTCCTAATTCCGCTAATTTGTTCATCTGTCCATTGCATCTACTCGCCTCCGAAGGTTACTGTTTTACGTATTTTAGCAATAGTTCTTCTGGTCGCTTACCCTTGGTTTGAAAGGATTGCTTTTTGCCCAAAATAAAAGCCACCTCGGTATGAGGCAGCTGCGTGTATTCGCTAATATATATCTGCTTTGCCGGACATTTTGCGAGCCAACGCTGGAATGATTCATTGTCAAAACCACCGTAGTCTTTAGATGTGCCAAAATATGGTGGATCGCAATAAACAATATCATCATTTTTTATGTTAAGAAATCGGTAATCTAACGTTGAATATTCAATCGAATTTGGTTGCTCAAGTTGCTGGAGTTGCTCAAGTTGCTGGAGTCGCTCGAGTTGCTCGAGTTGCACCAATCGGTTTCGGCGCCATTTGTGATAGACTGTGTATTTTCCAGAGATGCTTGTCTCATTTTTTGCATATGCATAAAGGCCATCAAGCTGTGTCCCTGTATCTCCCCAAAAAATCGCCCGTGTCAGTTGCAATTTTTCTTTTTCTATTTTCTTTCCCCACAAATAATCTTTTAGGTTATTGCTAAAGCTCCAAACGGTCAACACGAGAGTACGCTCAATTGAATTGGGCATATTATCTCGCCAGTTGTCAAACGTTTTGCGATCCATATATACATACTTCATCAAATCGAAATTAGGGCTGTCTTCGATTAATGCTTTTAGCAAATTAACAACCGTTTTTCTCCGGTCATTGTAAACTACTGCGTTCCATTTACCTGATGAGGCTGCTGTCAAGCTGATTGATCCACCACCTCCGAATACGTCAATGAGACGGTTCCCAGCAGGCAAAATGTCGATGATCTTTTCTGCCTTTTGGCCCTTGTTGCCAACGTATGGTAATCCGCGTTTCCATTTTTCTGACTGTTTCAAGTTGATTTCCTCCGAAATTATGTATAAAAATAGCACCTCACCGTTTGGCGGAGTGCTTGGGCAAATAAAAGACGACGTAGCGTCTATTAATTATTTAACTTTTTACACGAATACCGGTTTTTTTGTGTTTTTTAAGCATAATCTTGCTGATGACATCAACAACGTAATAGATATCCCACATTGAAACCAAGAATATTGAAGCCCAAACAACTAAAACTAGAGTGTTGATTAGCTTCACTCCCAATGAAGGAATAAAGTCAAATGACACTGTAATAACTATGAAGACAATATCCTCTATAAAGATTGTTCTGATTTTTCGGATTAACGCCCCAAAAAAATCTTGAGACTTCGAAACTTTATCGGTTTCTTTAAAAAACTCTGACGAATGTCGCTCTCCAATTAGTAACCCAATAAAGATTCCGGCTGTTGCTAATATTATTGACGAGATAGCAATCATATCACTAGACCCAGCACGAATACTTTTCAGCTTTCCATAATAGTAAAAGATACCTATGAAACTAGAAATAATCATTGCTATCAACCACCGTAGAACATTAATTTTATCCGTGAAATCACCGAGTTTAAAAACCTCTTTCACTTTTGAAACAAACTCTTTCGAGCCCCGAATACCCGGCATCTAGGATCACCTCTTCAGTGATTATCTGGTTTGGGAATAGCACGAGCAGCTTTCTGCTTACATGCTGCTTAGTCATAATTACATCTCCCAAATATTGTTTGTGACCTCAGTATAGCAAAAATGGTGGTGGGTGGTTCCCCATCACCAACAAACAATATTTGGATGTACTAGCATTATATACAAACATTAGTTCGTAAGTCAACTAGTACAATGCAACCGCCGGGATTCGAACCCGACAAGGCCACAAAGTTGATCCTACGGTTGCTGCTCGCTCTCCCAGTGTCAGATGGGGTCATCGCAAGCTGTGTCCGGTCGCTAAACTGGACAATGTGGCATGCGGGAATCGAACCCGCCTGACTATCTCAGCCAGTCCATTTGCCACGCCTTGCCACAGCTTTATCATCACTGAGGCTCGGAGGAAAAATGCGGTGTCTCAGGTTTCTCACCTTTGGCACAATACCATCATATGACGGAAATACTGGTAAATAGTCCGCAATTAGTCCGCAAAGTGTCCACTCTGCTTTTTTACCAAGGTAACTAATGGACATAACTCAGCAAATGCGTACAGTGCCCGATTTCTAGCGATATAAAAAGCTGATCGTTCCATTTTTAGTTTCGCCACAATGGCGTCATTAGTTAGACGCTTGCTCGGTGAGATAATGTATGTTTCCCACAAGATGGTACGATAATCTTCATCTTCAATGACATTGATTGCATTTTCGCAAGCATTCAAGTAATACAGTTCGTCAGCGTGCGACACAAGCTTTTCCTCGGCTTTGTTGCCATAGCTTGGTGACTTGGGCATGCCGTCCATCACGGGACTTCTGAGCGCTATTTTGGTGCGTTGAGCGAGCCGCTTGTGATGCCAGTAGTTCCCCAAGACCTCTTTGGCGTTTTCAATTGTTTTGTCATGATCAATTGGGCTGAAATATCTCGTTGCTCGCACCACTGCGTCCACTCCTTATGGTATAATTTTGGAAGGTTAATTATTAATTGCGTAAGCGTGCCTTCGTGGTGCGCTTTTTTATTTGCTTCCAGGATTCTGAATGAGCTCCCATGGATCAATCCCAGCTCCATATGCGATTTTGTCCAAAGTGTTGAGTGAAACACTACCCTTCCCAGAGATTGCATATTCAAGCGTGGTGATGGGTATTCCGATCTCTTTTGCATATTTGGCTTGTGTCATGTTCAGATCGTATATATTCTTCCTAAGGTTTTCGGCCAATGCTCGTTTGCTGTCCAAGCTGTTCATCTCCTTATGTTTTACCCAAATGCAGCCTTCCAGAGCACCTTTACAACCCAGCACCCTACAAGAATGAAAACCGCTGTCATGAATGCACAGCCCACGAAACAGCCACCAAATATTCCGACCTGTGCAATCCTTTCTGGCTTTGATTGACGGTCATTCGTCATCGTCTTCGCTCCTGTCCTCATTTTCGGTGTACCAGTCGTCACTGTTTAATAGCCAATAGCTTATTTCCCTGGCTTGCTTGTAAATTGGGTCGACACGTGCAGTCATCGCGTCAGTCGTCCATTTAGACCAAGCAATGTCGTGCAATAGCTTAGTCGCAAGCTCGGCCTTGGCACACAGCTCGCCTTGAAGATATGCGTCAACGTCCTTACTTTTACTCATGTTGTGCCTCCAGTAGCTCCGGATTCTCAAACCTGAATGCATATCCTTTGACGGCGTTTCGCTTACCCTGAAGCACCAAAGTAATATCTGAGTTTGATTTCAATCCTAGAAAGTATTGTGCATCTTTCACCGACTTAAACTTCCCAATTTCGACACCATTTTTCAGCATTATAATAGGCTTGTGCTTCTTTTCTGAAACCTCAGCAATTCCTTTTAGATAATTTTCGTTCCATGAAAGCCACTGCATATTGTTAAACTCGTAGCCTTTATGTGGATCGATCCTGTCTACGGAAGGCTTTGATTTTTTTGAGTAATCATCTACCACCCAAAGATTAAACAATCTCAAAAAATCATGGTTATTCATTGCCCATCTTTGAAAAGTATCAAGATTAAAACCAATCTGTCCATACCCATTTTTCTCATTTCTCATAGATAATTTTTGAAATAAGTTAGTCAGCATTCCTTTTGGAGTGTGCCTGTACACTTCTGTTGCAGTTTTAAACTTAGATTTTGATGTATCTTTCCACGCTCTGAACTTAATCTCTCGTTTCATTTCTCCGCCTCCTATAAGATCACGTGGTCTACTAGAAGAATTGATGGCACCTTCTCGTCTAGGCTTTTTTGAACCTCTTCATAAGTAAGAATGTCCCCGTCTTCTGTCTTTGCAATCGTAAGGTGATATAGTGCTTCTTCACGGCTTAACTCTTGAAATTTATCGGGGTCATCTTGATCTCCATACATTTGACGATAGATTTTCTTGGCTTCATCAGCATTGTTCGCAACAATCAAGCTGTAATAGGGTTCTTTTGTCTCAAAGTATTTCATTTTTCTTCCTCCAATTTCACGATTTCGCCTGTCTCCTCAACGCGCCATACACCTAGCACCCATGCACGGGCGAAAGTGTCAAAGCTATCTTTGGCAACGTCGAACCAATCTTGCACGCTTTCCCATTTAGTGCCATCTAGGCTCGCTGACGTGCCCTCATCGAATGCCTGAAATAAGTCTCCCTGATCATGCTTCCACATCTTTAGGTATTTACCAATCAGTTCTGGGATCACCGGCAGATCATCTGGCAAGGCGGTGGAATAACGAGCACTATAATCAGACAGGCTTTCCGACCAATCTTCAAATGACCCGTCCCTAGGCAAACTACTAATAAAATTTTGTTTCCAGTCGTCTAGTGCCACCTTGAACACGTCCCGCTTCGTCTCATTGCTCATAGCACACACCTCCAGCCGGTAGTTTCGAACATTGCATAGGAATCATCAGCATTCTTCTTTTTTAAGTAATTAAGTTGAAGAACTGCTCGCTCACGGTTGAAGTAGATAGGCGATACACGGTGTGCATTCCCAAAATCAGACACCTTGGCAACGAAGTAACAAGCTCGTCCACCACTTTTCAGGTTCACTTCTTGTTTATTCATCGTCTTTCTCCTTTTTGATCGGCACGAACCCCGCAGTTTTCAGAATGCGAACACGATCGGCGTCAGTGATGGTTTCTGGTTCTACGTGATCCATGGTGGCTTTCCAAAGTACCGCTTCTGATGTAGGCTTGTACATCAGTTCAACTGAATCAGGGTTTATCCAATCGCCATTTTCAAGCTCAACGAATGTCATCGTTAGTCACCTCCACAATCGTCATCGCAGGGACAGTCCACCAATCTGGATAGTCCGCTGCTGCGTCGACAAACTCCTCTGCTTTTTCGTAGGTCCTAAATGTGGCGATGGTTTCGCCACCAAATATATTGCGACATTCATACCTCATCGTCAGTCACCTCTTTATTCGCATTATTGTTTGCAATTCGTTCAATGTCGGCTTCCGTTACACCAACGCCAAAGCATTTTGCTGTTTGAAAGCTATTTTCATTTGTGATCACTGGCTGTTTGAAATAAGCCAGCATTTCAGTATTTGAGATATACGATACCGCCGATAGATTTAGCAACTTCCCGCTGTCTAGCTTAATCATTTTCATCGTCAGTCACCTCCAACTGTTCCTTGTTGTAATCGATGATACGTTGATAGCCATCGTTCGCCTGCCAGGCGCAATCATACAGGCCACACAGATCAAGCTTGTTGATTGCATTGTTCGCGGCAGCGATAGCATTTTGCGCCGCATCTATGTCAGCTTTAGTCGTCATCGTCAATCACCTCCACAGGCTTGAGTATTTTTACCCAGTTTGGGGCAGAATCGTACTCGTCTTTAGTGACCGTGTAGCCGTGTTTAACAGCATAATCTTGACTTGGGGCAGTGTTGATATACCAGATTCCATCTTCCATATAGGAATATCCTTGGTGCTTCCCAAAGCCTTCCATTGGGAGCAAATACCGTTTCTCCTTTACCACGGTGTAGCCGTTGACAAATGCATTCATCAGTAACTCTTCGTCATTAGACTTCAAAATGATATAACTTGCTGGGCGTTTAGAATTATGCGCAGCGTCAACGATTTCGGCCTGCTTCTCGCTTAGCACTACCTTTTCAGGTTCCTCAGCAAAAGTGACAACGTGGCCGCCGTGTTTTAATGACCACATGCTGGCTACCGAATCGGTTGCTGTAAAATTACCGCCCGTTTGGAACCACATAGGATTACCGGCATCGTTAAATGCAAGGTGCAGCCGATTGTCATCCTCGACTACGTACAGTTTTTCTTCGCTCATTTTTCGCCCTCCAGTTTGATTGGCACTAGTTTGTAGTCCACATCTTCATACATGACTCCCACGACCTTGCCAGTCTCTTTGCTGATGTAGATGTCATCGAATGTGTCGTCTCCTGTTTTCATCGGTCGTCCTCCTACTGTGCGTTTGCTGACTTCACAGCCTGATCTGAATAGTCCTTGATGCTCTGTGCGTCTTTGATTGCCTGTGATAAGTCATTGTTTGCCTGTTTGGCGGCTTCTAACTGTGATGTAAGGTCATTGATGGTCTGCTGCTTAGCATCTACCTCCGCCTGTTTCTGGGCGACTGCTTTCTGGCCTTCAACGATCTTTTGCTGAATCTGGGCGTCCTTGCTTGCCATATCGTTGTCGTATTGCCGTTTGAGTGCCGCATACTGCGCCTGCGCATCAGACAACTGATGTTTCAAATCGGACAAGCTAGATTGTGAAGCGTTGATCTTAGCCGTCAGCTTGTCGATATTGTTCTTGGTCTCCACGATGTTCTGGTGACCTTGCCAAACATTGTCGGCAATGGCGGTTGCACCGGCACCAAACATAAGCCCTGCTAAAACAGTTACTGTAAATGTCAATTTTTTATTCATTATTTTTCTCCTTAATTTGTTATAACCATGGCGTATCAAAGTTGTACGTCACAATTGCGCTTGGGAATGGTGCTGAATCTCCGGCGCTCCCGTTGTGTTCTAATTTCAATCTCCCACGTAAAAAATCAATATGCGCTTTGTAGAAAATGTATTCATGCCAATAGCTAGTGTCTGTTCTCGCCGGTATGAGCAAGACTATGGGGTCTTTGCATTTGATTGAGGAGATATAAGCTTTCTTCACCCACAGTCCTAGCTGTCGTCCATAAGGCGGGTTTAGCCATTTTGGGCCATTCACTTTCGACCAGTCTTTGCTCAAAGCATCGTCTTCGACTGTGTAATAGTTTTTGCACTTTGCATTTTTTGAGGTCGCTGCTAAATCAATGACGAAGTGGTATCTGTCATTAAGTTTCTCAAATAGCTTCTGTGGTGTTTCCCAGTCATCCTTGTCACTTGAGAAAAGCCCTTTATTAAGCATGTTTTTTCTCCTTAGTTTTTAAAGTTGTTCTTCCGTGAATAGCCCTGTGTGATAGTCATATCTAGCAATCGTGATTGGTATCTTGTACCTGATCATGAACAGCAGCATTCGCAGTCTGGCATCGGTAGTCAAAGTCGCGTTTCCGCCTTTAACGTCAACAACCTTTGCAAGCTTTTCACCGTCATAAAAACAGTAGTCTGGTGTGTATACGCGTGCTGAATAACGTTTTCCATTGATCTTGAATGCCGACAAAATCTCAAACGATTCTTGAATCGTTACCTTCTGTGGCTTGTTTCGAACCAGCATGTAGTAGGCGCCCTCTGCCTTGCTTGCAAATCGAATGCCATCAATTACGACTGGCTGCGCATTGTACTTGCCTCTGCGTCTCTTACGAACAACCATGGCTAACGACTCGCAATCTCTTCATGGCCGTTGTTGCGGCGTGGCAGCTTGATCTCAAATTCATCTGCCACTCGCTTCACGAACGTTGTTGACTTCCCAATCCGTTTTGCAACGTCAATCAGCGTGTCACATTGTGAGGCCGCTTCTGCAATTCCGCGCGCGTATTTGGCACGGGCTTCTTTTCGCTTTTTTGAAATCTTTTTAAGGCCGGTGTTGACTGAAGTCTTTAAAATGTCGCTGTCATCAACACCGGCTACCGCACGTTTCTCGACAATCGCTTTCTTTGATACAACGATCCGGTTGTTGAACTCTTGTTTTTCGATTTTTGAGAATGATTCGCTTTCAGAAATGTCTAGCATTGCTGAGTTTTCATAGCGCTTGATCAATTCAGCTTTGAAATCGCGCCACACTTTGTCTCCCTGCTTGTATAAACGCACTGTTACTTGTGCCATAATTCTGCCTCCTGCTTAATTAATGGCGTTTCTGAGAAGTCCAGTGTTGCGAAGTGATTGGCAAGCTCAAGAAGTTTAAGCAAGCTACCCGAAACTTCGCCATCGGCATATATGCTATCTGACGCTTCATGAATCATGCGTGTGTTGGCCTGCACAATGCCCCCAACAAGCACGATGATGTCTTGCCATTGTGCTTCAGTAACGTTTAGGCAACCACTGTCATAATCACGTTCAACGTCCGCTATCGTTTGATTCAAGACCATTTCATAGGCCCGCAAACGTTCATCCAAGCATTGCAAATATCTATTTGTCATTTCTTCAGCTGTCACGTTCTTTTCCCCCTTACATCCGTCAACTTTTCAAAATTCAATGTGTAGTCTTTTGATTTTGGAATAATTCGGCTGATTAATTTGCTGTTGTACATGTGCTCAAGCTCGCTCATCTCGTTGTTTGTTGTGATGATTGTTGATAGACGAGGCCTGTTGCTCTCAAAATCAAGACGGGCATTCGCAACACGATACATCAGTTCCTGCATGTCGCGTCTCACGGGCTTGATGTCTAGCTTCATGCCGCCTTCTGTGCCGAAGTCGTCCAACAACAGCACGTCAGCCTCTTTCATTGCGCGCTCAATGCCTACTAATCGCAGGCGAACGTCTGGTGCATCGTATTGCAAGCCCATCAGGTTACTCAGATCTGCTGTTGAAATAAACAGCCCTGACTGGCCTTCATCGCGTAGACTCGTCAGCATCGCCAAAGCAAGTGATGTCTTTCCTGTTCCGCGAGGACCAAATAAAATCACGTTTTCAGGTGTTTCTTGCATTTGTTTTGCCAACTTGTATGCCCTATTTCCAATATCTCTTGATTTCTGCAAATCCGTCTGCATTTCAGGCTGCCATTTTTCGAACGTAAACTTAGCCGGAACGTTTCCGGGGAAGACTGAGTAGCGATAAATGGCACGTGCCTTTTTACGGTTCAATGCGGCCATAGAGCGTTCGTAGAAGCGGTATTCGATCTCGGCCTGAGTTGGCAGCGTATTAACGTCAATTCCACGCTTATCAATGATTTTTTGCACGTCCGCATGTGTGAATAGGCCTTTAGTCGACTCCATATCCCCAGTTCTCCTTTACTTCTTTGCGGTCTGGCTGCTTCTCAGGCGTCTTAGTATCGTATTCGTTTCGCCAACCATGACCGGTGAACCAGTTACCAGCGGTCGTTACAAAGCCTTCTTGCTTGTTGTTTAGCTTGATATAGGCTTTGTATTCAGCAATCT